TATCAACAACATCATACCAGAAGAAGCTCGAGGAGCTGCGTAGCGATTATGGCCTTAACTTCAACGAAGCGGATGAATACCGGAAGAAGGAGCAAGAGCTGTGGGATTCCTGGCAGAGCGGGGATATATCAACAACATCATACCAGAAGAAGCTCGAGGAGCTGCGTAGCGATTATGGCCTTAACTTCAACGAAGCGGATGAATACCGGAAGAAGGAGCAAGAGCTGTGGGATTCCTGGCAGAGCGGGGATATCTCAACTGACGAGTACAAAGACAAACTAGAGGGGCTGCGCACCCAATACGGCGAAAATCTCACCGCAACGGAAGACTTCCGGGCGAAAGAGGATGAGCTGTGGCAAGCGCTCATCACCGGCAAGATACCGATTGATGAATATACTCAGGAACTGGATAAAATACGCGCGAAGTACAGTGAAACGGAAGGATCCCTCAAAGACTACCAGGAGAAACAGCAGGCGCTGTGGGACGAATACCAGAGCGGCACGATCCCGACGGGCGAGTACCAGGCGAAGCTAGAACTTCTTCGTAAAGAGTACACGGACGGCGTGACAGCGGTCGGAGACTATCAAGCTAAAGAGGAAGAACTCTGGCAAGCGCTCATCGGCGGGAAGATCCACATCGACGAGTACACCATCGAGATGGACAAAATCCGCGCGCAGCACGTAGCAGACGGAGAAGCTGCGGCGGAATACCAAGAGAAAGAAGCGGCTCTCTGGGAAGCCTACACAAGTGGTAAGACCAGCGTGGGCGAGTATAGCGACAAGCTGCTGGCCCTGCGAACGGAGTACGGATATACCATCCTGTCGGCAGATGACCTGGCAGACAAGCAGGCGCGCCTGTCCCAGATTAAGCAAGAGCTGCGCGACAAGTCCGGCGGGCTGATCACGGCGACGGACGAAGAAACAGAAGCCTTCGGTAGGCAGGTCGCGGCCCTTGAAACCATCATCAGGATGGAACAGGACCAGGCGCGAGCGGACGCCTATGAGAACCTGACCAAGCAGAGCAAGGCCTACACCGAGGCCATCAAACAGGAGCAGCAGAGCAGTGCTGAACTTGCCAAAGCGCAAGCCAAGCAAGACGAGGTAGTGACGCTGATTGGCGGCGGCTACGATGCGGCCAAGGCAAAAGCCAATGCACTCAAAACGGAAGTGGACAACCTTTACAAAAACCTTGGTTCGACAGATCCGGAAGAGGCTGCCACTCGAATGCGGGAGCTTACAGAAGAAGCAAACAATCTCATGAGCATCATTCTCGGCCAGCCGATGGATTACAAGGGCTTCATGGACACCAACTTCTTCTGGGATGTAGAAAATCTGGATGAGCTGGGCTCTTATTTCCGCGATAGCTGGAACGAGGCCAACGCAGGCGTGGCGAAGTACCAGGGCGAGGTTACCGAAGCCCAGAAGGTGCAAAGCGCGTTCTTGCAGAACCTGGTGGACGGCTACAAGATCGGCGGCATCACCCTGGAAGAGTATGAAACCATGCTCACCGAGACTTTCAGCCAGTACGAGAACGGCGCTCAGATTGTCGCGGACATCATGGACGAAATACGGAACCAGACCGAGCAGGCCGGCCAAGCGACCGAGGTCATGGGCGACGGCATGCAGACCGCAGCCGATCAAGCCCAGCTCATTGAACAGGCCGCACAGGAAACCAAGGCCAAAATCGACGAACTGGCGGAAGCCTACAACAAGGCCTACGACAGCGCATACTCCAGCATCAGCGGTCAGCTGAAGCTCTTTGAGGAGCTCAAGAAGCCCGAGAATGGCCTGACCGCCGACCAGATGCTCAACACCCTCAACCAACAGGCGGCCTACCTGGACACCTATACGGCCAACCTCGAAAAAGCCAAGGAGCTAGGTGTCGCCCAGGAGCTGGTGTCCCAGCTGTCTGACGGCAGCATGGAAAGCGCCCAGCACCTGCAGACCATCGTCAACAGCGGCACCGAGAAGATCACCGAAATCAACGAAGCTTTTGCCAAGGTGAGCGAAGGTAAGGAAAGCTTCGCCTCCACTGTTGCCGAGATGGAAACGGATTTCAGTTCTAAGATGGCTGAACTCCAGCAGGACCTTGTCACCAAGGTCAACGAGATGAACCTGCAAGCCCAGGCCGCGGAATCCGGCCGACAGACCATCCAGGGCCTCATCAAGGGCGCCGAGGGCATGAAGGGCGCCGTAGCGGCCGCCTATGCCCGGGTTGCCCAGGCAGCCATCGACGCGATCAACGCCAAGATGAAGATTGAGAGCCCATCCAAGGTCATGGAAGAGGCCAGCTCCTACAACATGCAGGGCCTTGTGATTGGCGCCGAAAAGAACCAGGAGCGCTACGCCATCGCCATGAGAGACGCCGCCCAGGCAGGCCTTGACGCCTACCAGGATGTGGACCTTGTAAGTGCGCTGGGCCCGATGGCCTACGAGCGAGACGGCCGCATCTTCCTGCAGGCCGAACAACCGACCCAAGCCATGTCAGCCCCCAGCTCGGGGAATGTGTTCCAGCTTGAGGTCGCCCCGGTTTACCATATCAACGGAAACGCCAGCCCGGTGGCTGTGCGTGAGACCCTGGCCCAGCACAACGAGGGATTGCGTGAGATGGTCCTGGACATTGTGGCTGAGGCCGGCATTGACGAAATGCGGAGGAGGTACAATGCCTGACAGCTATGTGACCGTTCAGGGCGACAAGTGGGACCTTATCGCCCATCAGCAACTGGGTGACACTAGGCACATGAACAAGCTGATGGCGGCGAACCCCCAATACCTGGACTACTACATTTTCCCTGCGGGAATTGAGTTGCAACTGCCAGAAATCGATCCCGAGCAGGCGGGCCTGAGTTCTCTACCGCCCTGGCGGCAGGTGGTCTAAATGGGCTACGCAAGGCTTGCCTGGGTGGAGCTGACATTCGATGGCGTGGACATCTCCGACAAAATCAACGAGGACATGATCAGCCTGCGCTACATCGACAGCGAAGAAGACGAAGCGGACGACCTGCAAATTACCCTGCATGACCGTGCAGGTCGGTGGCTCAACCACTGGCTGGACGACATGCTCATTGCCCAACTGAATACCGATGCGGGATTGGCCAGGTCAAAGGGCCTGGCCATCACCGCAAAAATCCACTGCAGAAACTGGGCCAAGCCCAACCAACACCTGACCCTGGACTGTGGCAAGTTTTCCCTGGATGATATCTCGGCATCGGGACCTCCCGCCCGGATTGTCATCAAAGCCTCCGCGCTGTCGGACAAGAACGGCATCCGCACGACCGAGCGCAGCCAGAGCTGGGAGAACTACAAGCTGTCCGGCGTGGGCAAAGAGATTGCCAACCGTTCCGGCATGGGTTTCATCTTTGACAGCGCCTATGACCCCTTCTTCACCCGGAAAGAGCAAAACGAGCAGACCGACATCGCCTTCCTGGGCCGGCTGTGCAATGACGCCGGGTACTCACTCAAGATATCCCACGGCAAAATCATCATCTTTGACCAGGCGAAGTACGCCGCCCTGAGCAGCGTAGCCACCATCACCAAGGGCGACGGCAGCTACACCCGCTGGGACCTGCGCAGCGCCCAGAGCCAGGTGAACTATACGCACTGCATCGTGCGCTATATGAGCCCGGTGGCCGGCCGCCTGATTGAGGGCGAGGCAAAGAGCAAGGAATTCAAGGAGGATGGCGACAACCGGGCGCTGGTCATCACCAATCACCAGGTGCATTCGACCACGGATGCCCGGGCGCTGGCAGACAAGCTGCTGCGTATGCGCAACAAATTTGAAAAGACGGGCCGCTTCACGCTGCCCGGCAACCCGACCCTGGTCTCCAGCGAGGCCATTCAACTGGCAGGCTGGGGCGCCTTCAACGGCCGCTACATCATCAAGCGCACAACGCATGATATATCCAGCGGCGGTTACAAGACCGACATAGAATTGCGAATCGCAATGTGAAAGGAGCGCCCATGAGGGACTACACGAATCTTGTCCGGGTGGGCGTGGTATCTGCGGTCAAGCAGGACGAGCTGACGGTGCGTGTGCACTTCCCCCAGTTTGACAACATGGTTTCCGACTGGCTGAAAGTGCTGCAGCACCCCTCGTCCTACTCCGTTTCTCTCTACGAGAACCACAACCACACCGTGAGCTACCGTTACTGGATGCCCAAGGTCAACGACCTGGTGTTGGTGGCGTACACGCCTGGGTTCAGCGTGGATGGCTATGTACTGGGGGTGATTCCATGATGATCGGCAGCCTGGGGAGCATTCCCTTCTACACTTCGGCGAACGAAAGCGTGCTGGTGAGTGGCCTCAACTGGGGCTCCACCGCCCGATACGCCGAGCAAACCAGGCACAACCAAACGGACATGCTGGAGTTTGTCGGCAACAATGCCGACAAAATCAGCTTTGAAATCAAGCTCAGTGCCTTCCTGGGGGTGAACCCCACCAAGATGCTGGACCGCTTGGGCGCTCTAATGCGGGACCATGAGGCGGTCAAGTTTGTGCTGGGCACGATGCCCATCCCCGGCCACTGGGTGGTGACGGACATCGAGCGCAAGCTGGAGTACCTGCACAAGGACGGCACGCTGCTGTCCGCGGATGTGAAAATCACCATCATGGAGTATGTCGACACCATCCAGATGCCGGTGATCAGCAACCGCCTGACCTTTACTGACCGGATGGCCAGCGCCGTCACGGTTATGCCATCCCCTGGCGAAAGCCGTAAGCCGGTGATTCCGCCGACAACCAAACCCGTGACCATCAGCCCTAAGCCCTCGACCAAGCCATCGACCAGCGGCAAGATGACCGTCGCCCAGGCCAAGTCGCTGGGCAAGGCGGTAGGCACGGTTGTCGGAACGGGCATCAAGGTCGTAAACGCTGTGACCAACGCAGTCAAAAAATACAATGTGGTGGAGGTGCTCAAGAATGCGTTTTCAAATCGAAGCTACGACGCCACAAAGGCTGCTCCTGCGACACCAGTCGTGGTTAGGAAGGATAGCGGAGTTAATCCGGGTAGTGCTAAACACTCCAGCTGGATCAATACCGTTAAATAGGGACTTCGGCATCGACATGACCTATATGCACCTGCCGGGCAATGCCGCCAAGAGCGCGTACGCCAGCGCAGCCGCCGAAGCCATTGAGCGCTTTGTGCCGAACATCCGTGTCAACCAGATTCTCTTTGAGGATGGCGGCTCGCCGGATGTTCTCAACCCCATAATTGAGGTTACCTATTATGAATAGACTATCCCCGCCGCATGAGTTCGTGAACACGGATCCGGAGGCCATCGAAATTGCGCTGACTTCGCTGTACGAGGAAGTCACCGGCGATACGGTGCTGCCATCCAGCCCGGTGCGGCTGTTCATCAGCTGGGTCACTGATGCGCTTGCGCAGATTCTGGCCATGATTAACCATGCCGCCAATCAGAACATCCCAAGCCAGGCCGTGGGCGAAAACCTGGACGCCCTGGGCGAGCTGTACTTCGGCAAGAAGCGGCCCCAGGCTACGCCGGCCAGCGTCACCATCCAGTTCACTATCTCCGAAGCCCAGACCTCGGCCGTGCTGATTCCCAAGGGCACCCGCATTGCTGTGTCCAACGATGACATCGTGTTTGCCACGGAAGCGGACGCCTATGTGCCCATCGGCGCCACCGCATTGACGGTGCACGCTGTCTGCCAGACGGCAGGCGAGGCAGGCAACGGCTACCTGCCCGGCCAGGTGAACGAGCTGGTCGACCCCTTCCCGTACTTCCTCAGCTGCACCAATGTCACCACCAGCGATGGCGGCGGCGATGCGGCCACGGACGACGAATACTACGCGCTGATGGTGGCCAGCCAGGACGCCTATTCCACGGCCGGCGCCATCGGCTCTTACAAGTACTGGGCAAAATCCGTCAGCACGAACATCGCCGATGTGGTGGTCACTTCCCCGACAGCCGGGGAGGTCAAGCTGTATGTGCTGATGAACGATGGCACGATTGCCAGCTCCGAGGTCAAGACCGCCGTGCTGGCGGCCTGCAACGCGGACGAGGTACGACCGCTGACCGACCATGTAGAGGTGCTGGACCCGACGCTGGCCAGCTACAACATCAACCTGACCTACTACCTCAGCCGGACGGCCACGCAGAGCGCGGCGGAAATCCAGGCGGCGGTAGGCTTGGCGGTGGAGCGCTACAAGGCCTGGCAATCCAGCAGGCTGGGGCGTGACATCAACCCCTCAACGCTGATCGGCATGCTGATGGAGGTTGATGGCGTCAAGCGCGTCAACCTGACCGCTCCGGTGTTCACCGTGCTGTCGGATGGCAGCGACAACACCACGCCTGCCCTGGCCTCCGCGGGAACGGAAACCGTGACCAATGGAGGCTATGAGGATGAATAAGCAGCTGTACGGCATCACCCCGGATAACCTGATGCGCACGCTGCCGGTGGTCCTGGCCCGGGACGAGGGCATGCACCCCCTGGGGTGGATGATTGCCAATGCGCTGTCCACCCTGCTGGACAAGGTGGAGTACGCGAAAATCTACGACCGGATTGACCAGCTGGAGGAATCCGCGCTGGATGCCCTGGCCAAGGACTTTGATGTGGTCTGGTATGACTACAACTATGGCCTTGAGACCAAGCGGGCACTCATCAAGGACAGCTTCTTCGTGCACCGTCACCTGGGAACCAAGGGCGCCCTGGACCGGGCGCTGTCCGACATCTTCCCCAACAGCACAGTCCTGGAATGGTTTGAGTACGGCGGGCAACCCTATCACTTCCGGGTGGTGGTGGACGTCACCACGACCAAGGAGCCTGCCTACATCGGGCTGATCAAGAATGCCATCGAATACTATAAGTCCTTCCGCTCGCACCTGGAGGAGGATGAAATCATTGCCCGCATCAGCTGCGGGATCGCCGTTGCAACAGGTGCCTCTGGCATCGGCTACACCACGCCCAAGTCCGGCACTGTACCCGCCGTATCGACCAGGGGCGGGATCGCAGACAACAGCGCCCTCATGGCGGGTGTGAGCGCTGCTGGGAGCCTTTACCTTGTACCCAAGTGCGGAAACGCGCTGAACGCCCTAATGTAAGGAGGAGCAGAATCATGCTTACAGCAGCCGCCATCACGGACCTGCGCGAGTTCATCAAGCGCCAGATTCTCTATGCCGAGTATCGGATCGGATCGACCTATTACCGGGCCGATATCTCGGAGACGGAGATCACGGCAGGTGGAATCGTGCGCATCAAGATACCGATCAGCGAGTCTTTGCCCGTCACCATCAACCAAATACGGCTGATCAATGTCTATGACCAAGTCTGGGCCAGCAAAGACATCAGCGTGACAACCAACGCCCTGCAAACGCATTATCTGCAGTGGTTTGACATCAACATAACGGAGGTGGATGCATGATGTATCTTCGCACGCTCTGGAAAGATCACGTCGTTCAATACCCGAACCGATTCACGGAGACACCCAACGGCGATGGCACCACCGAACATGTGGCTTCGCCTGGAACCGTTCTGCAGTTAGGAACTAACCAGGACGCCGCGCACTTCAATAATATGGAAGCCGGGATTTCCAGCGTGACCGTTGCTTTCTTACTGATGTATACGCTGGATCAGATGGTTGAGCGCGATGCGGCATCGAGGCTTGAAGCAGTCGAAACCGCGCTTGCTGTGTTGGCTTAATAGAAGGAGGGATATGCTATGATTCTGGTCAAAGGCCGAGAGGGCGTTCCGTATCAGCCAGGAAGAACCGAACAATTCTTTGCAGACACAAAAGAAGAGATCATGGAGCAATCGCTGACTGTAATGACAGACAACGGCGGAGAAATGGTATGTGCCCCCGGATCGAGCTGCTATACAGCGGCTGGTGAAGCTCTGTTCGTCAATTCATCCGGCGTCTGGGCATAAGGTGAGTGAGATGGATAGGCATGAACATCTCATAGATACTGTTACCTTAGGCGCTGCCAATACATCGGCAAAGAAGTACGCGGACGCGCTGGCGACGGTTCTCGAGGCGGCTATAGCCCTCTGCGCGCTCAACGCGTATAACGATCCCAATGGGAACCTGTCCTCCGTCACGCTGGCGGCGGCAATCACAGAAGCAGCGGCTGACGCGGCGAGCATCCAGGCACAGCTCAACGCGTTTGATGGATCAATAGATACCAGGCTTTCCTTTTCCCTTTTCACCGCGCTCATGCAGGCAACGCTGCGGAGCTACGAGAACAGGATCACGACGCTTGAAGCCCAAGTGGCAGCGATGGCATAAATAGGAGGATAACATGAACGAGTCTGATAATCATATGGGCATGACTGACGCGGAAATTGAAGCCCTGGAAGAGCAGAGGCGACAAGAAGAGGTAGCGCGGCTTGCGCCGTACAAAGAGGCGTCGGATCAGCGCAAGGATAGCGCAGCCATTGTCGCTGAACACGATGAGATAATTGTTGAGGCGATGTATGAACTGGCGATGATGAAGATAGGGGGCGCACTATGATTTACAAGCTGATCAAAAGGATCATCGAGCGCGGTGGGTATGACCACGCTGGTACAGCCGAAAAGCTTAACGTGTTCCTGGCGGCAGGGAGCATCACTCAGGCAGAGTACGACGAACTGACCGCCATGATGGAGGGAGAATAAATGAGCAGCATCATTGAACAGATCGCGAGAGACCAAGGCTGGGTCGTCAAGTACGCGGCGGACGGTACACCGTCCTTTTTTTATCCCATCTACAAATGCACCAGCCAGAGCCTGGACGCATCGCTCCCCGCAACTACACACCCGGCTTTCATCGTCAATGGCGTGGAGATTCCTCGTGTGCTTGTGGGCGTATACAAGGGCGTTGCGCTTGGCAGCGCGGTACATTCACTTCCGAACATGCCGCCGCAGATCAGCCTGGGACATGACCAGTTGCGTAACCTGTGCAAAGCCGCAGGCCCCGGATTCACCGGCAAGACGGTGGCCATTAGCGGCCTGTTGTACCTGCTGGCCAAGAAGAACAGCTGGGTACCCAAAGGAAACAACAGTTACAGCGTAGACTACCGAGACGGCACGCCGTGGGAACTGGCGAAAGCCTACACCACCGGCCTCAAGCGCGTGCTGTGTGGCTGGGAGTACACATGCCTTGCCAACCACACCTCTGAGGACGCCAACCGGCCCGATCGCGCAACGCACTTGTGGACCAAGGGCAAGAAGATCGGCGGCAGCCCGGTGGCCAGCCAGATCACAGCCGCCACTCCTAATGGTAATAACACCCTGACCGGATCCGGCCCTCTGAGCTGGACACTGGACGGCAAGGTGAGCGGCATCACGGACCTAAACGGCAATTGTTCTGAGCAGGACTTCGGCTACCGCGTGTATGATGGTGAAATCCAGATTTTGGAGAACAACAACGCGCTGGACCCGAACGCAGACCTATCCTCTACCAGCGCTGCCTGGAAAGCCATCCTGCCCAGCGCTGTAGACGCAAGCTATACCCTGGTCGCTCCCGGTACGGCAGGCACGCTGAAATGGAATAAAAGCGGGACTTATCCTGAGTTGGATACTGTCATTACTGTCAGGACAACGGCGGAAGAAAACATGTCCCGCTCGTTCAAGGATCTCACTGCAAACGCTGTAAACGTTCCCTACATCCCGACGATCCTGCAGGAGCTGGGTATCTTCCCCATCCCAGGAGACACGACGCAGGGCACGGTATACTACCGCAACCACGTAACCACGGAGTATATCCCCCGGCGCGGTGGCAGCTACAGCAACCCCTCGCACGCTGGGCTCGGCTTCGTGCACGCCGGCCACTCCCGGTCCTACGCGCACGTGTGCTATGGCGTGCGTTCCGCTTTCCTTGAACCCTGATCCCTGGTTCCTGTGTCCTGTTTAGCTCCGCGATAGCGGAGCGTAGACGCGAATTTTAAAAATAACGGATTTCGTTATTCTCTCACGATAAGCGGGTAGACAAAGCCTTATTGTGATAGAGTGCAGGCCTGAAAGGGTGGTGCGCATGAGCCAAGAGCTGATCATTCTGCAGAAAGTCATGGACATGATGGAATACGGCTACCTGGCTCTTGCGCAGTATCCCAAGAGCGAGAAGTTTGCGATGGTCACAGACATCAAGCGCAGCATGGACATCATGCTGGAGCGCGTCATCGAAGCCCATAAGAAATACTACAAGAAGACGACGCTGCAGGAGCTTGATGTCGAGATCGCCAAGCTGAAAGCCTACATGCGACTGTCTCACACGCTGAAATTCCTGCCGACGCACAAGTATGAAGTTTGGTCGGGAATGATCGTGGAGATAGGTAAGATGCTGGGCGGGTGGCTGAAAACCGTCAATGGCCAGAAACCCGCCTCATCATAGGGAGCAGATTATTTCTGTACCGTGGTTCTTCCCCCGGCGCGGTGGCAACTACAACAACACCTCGAACGCTGGGCTCGGCTACGTGAACGCCAACAACTCCCGGTCCAACGCGAACGTGAACTATGGCGTGCGTTCCGACTTACCTCATCGTCAGATGTGATAAGCTCAAGGGCTTATCTCCAGAACTGGGTAGGTAAAGGGATCTGCCCCCTCTTGTCTGCACAGGGCGCAGGCAGAAAAACAGCTCAGCCGCGAGACCGCTCAAGCTGTCAAACGCGGCAAGACTGGAGGCTATGTGCTGAAGCACCAACATGTCTTTGAACAGTTCATTCAATTCGAGAACCATTACAAAGGCTACCTGCTTGCCAGACGCGAAAAGCGCTACAAGCAGGAGGTGCTTCAGTACTCCTCCAATCTGGAAGAAAACCTGATCAACGGCATCGAGCATCTCAAGCACAAGAGTTACCGCATCACACAGATGCGTGAGTTCTATGAATACTTCCCCAAGAAACGAATCATCCTGGCCATTCCGTTCAAGGATCGCGTCATCAACTGCGCGGCCTATAACGTGCTGTGGCCAATCTACTCCAGGAGCTTCTACGAGCACAGCTACGGATCGGTACCCGGCAAGGGCACGCTGGCAGCGGTGAATCAGCTGCAATACTGGATGAAGCTGGTAGAGAACAAAACGGATCATAAGTGGTGGATCGCCAAAGCAGACGTCAGCAAGTTCTTCTTTCGCGTGCCGGTGGATGTACAGCTGCGCGAGCTGGGCCGGCCGCTGGATGATCCCGATATGATGTGGTTCCTGGAAACGGCAATCCGCGGTGATGGCCGCGCATTCGGCCTTCCCCTGGAAGTAGGCGATGTGGCGGAGGCAGAGCGGATCCAGGGCATCGGTATGCAGGTAGGCTCACTGATCAGCCAGATGACCGCCAACATTGTCCTAACACCCCTGGACCATTACATGAAGCGGGTGGTGCGCGTGCCCTACTACATCCGCTACATGGACGACATGCTGTTTCTCTGTCCATCCAAAGAACAAGCCTGGGACGCCCTGGGCAAGATGGATGAATTCCTGCGCGCGCGGCTTGGGCTGCAGCTGAACAACAAGACCGCCGTCATGCCCTATGACGACGGGCCGGAGTTCGTCGGCCGCAGGATCTGGCCAGACCGGATCACGCTGAGGAAGTCTACTTCCCTACGGATGAAGCGCCACCTGAGATATGTACGCGAGCACTACGCCACCGGCGAGCTGACGCAGGAATACGCCATGAGCGTGATCGTGAGCTACCTGGGCATGATGAAGCACTGCGACAACGACGCGCTGCGCCGCAAGGTGTTGGAGGATTTTGTGCTGGTGCGCAAGAGTAAACCCTAACCAACCCCAACCTACCCTAACCGCCTGAGCAGGGCGGTTTTTTGATGCCCAAGAGGAGGTGATGGCCATTGACCATCAAGGTCAAGCTGAGCCTGAAAGGAAACCTGACACACTTTGGGAAGGCTGCCGGTGACATAGTGACCATCCCCCTGGAGGACTATGTCAAAGGCGTTGTGGCGGCCGAGATCTCCAACGCTCACCCGGAAGCCTGCAAGGCCCAGGCGGTGGCGGCCAGGACCTACGCCTACAACAACGCCCGGGACGGCAACGCTATCAGCGACAGCTCCAGCAGCGCCCAGGCGTTTATCGCGGCCCGAATGACCAACCGACAGGACTACCCCAACCCCATTCAGGCGGTGGAGGCTACGGCCGGCCTGGTGCTGGCCTACCAGGGCAAGCCCATTGGGCGCAACGCCCTGTACTCCAGCGCCAACAACGGCACCACCAAAAACAAGCGCTACAAGTGGCCAAACGGCGGTGATGTGCCATACCTGATCATGACGCCCGACCCATGGACAGCCCAGGAGCTACAGCGCCGGCAAGCCGCTGGCGAGCGGGTCCGCTTTGGCCACGGCGTTGGTTTAAGCCAGTACGGCATCATGTACGCCGCAAAGCAGGGCGTTGGCTACCGGGAGATGCTCGGCTTCTACTACCCGGGCACGACCATAGTACAAGCGGGAAGCCCCGCAGGAGGTGATCCAGTGTCTAATACTTTGGCGACACAGCTCCAGGAGCGGTCGCAGAAGGAGGTAGGCGGAGCATACGTTTTTGCAGCACTTGGCGAGAAGTGCACCCCCGGCAACCGAAGCACCTATGCAAACAGAAAGCCAGCCCACGCGGCTGCCATTACCCGGTCCTGTCCGGTGCTTTCCGGCACCGCCTCCTCCTGCAGCGGCTGCCGATACAACGGCAAACGCATCTTTGACTGCCGGGGATTTACCAGCGTGATGCTTAAAGAGGTCACCGGCCGCTATCTCAAGGGCGGCGGCGCAACCTCCCAGTGGAATGACGACAGCAACTGGGAAGCAAAGGGGCCGCTGGCCACCATGCCAGACAAACCTTGCGTGCTGTTCAACCGCAGCAAGGACAACCCGGGCGTGATGAGCCATACCGGCTTCTACTTTCACAAGGGCCTGGTCATCCAGGCAGGCGGCTATGGCGGCACAGGCGTGCATGCCGGGCCGTTCAGGCCCGAGTATTGGTCGCATTGGGCTGTCCCTGTGCGCCTGTACAGCAACACCGGAACCGGACAAGGAGGAGGTGGAACCATGACCCTGACCAGAGGCGCCTCAGGCCCCGCCGTGCGCACGCTCCAAGCGGCGCTAAAGGGGCTGAACTACACCTTCAAGCCAACCCGCAATGACCCCCAGGGCATTGACGGCATCTATGGCCCGGACACCGAGAACCAGGTCAAGCTGTTCCAGCTGAACCACGGCTTGACAGCAGACGGTGTCTGGAAGGAATCCGACCAAGCCAAGTTGAATGCGCTGCTGACGTC